TCTTTTGTAAGTTCACAGTATTAATATCATCGGCGATGTGACCATTAAATTCTGATAGTTCTCTGAATGCAAGATACGCTGGAGATTTTTCAATTCCTTCGAACGTAGTGATACATCCATTGGGACGTAGGAATTCGTTATGAAACTTAAACATTTGGACGTAACCCTTCCACGAAGTTGTACGCCCAATCCACTTATGCATATGAGGTCTAGTCTGATCAATGTCAAGCCAGTACTTAGCTCTTACTGAATCGAAGTCCATCCCTGGTTGAAAGTTAAGAATCTTCTTAGAGTTATCCTCTTCAAAGAATCCTGCTAAACCTCCACCATCAGTTACTGTAGAGACATACCTAGCGAAATCGTTGCTAGTACTATGGCCAAACAGAATGCTAGCTTTTCTAACAGATTCATTGATTGCAGCATTGCGCTTAATCGAGAGTGACGAATGGTCGTGCTGAATGAGGACGATTGGTTTAACAATTTCATTTAGTGCTCGCTTAAATTGATTAATACATTCTTCAGTGTGTCCTACAGAAGGTAGGCTATTGATGATGACAACATCGGCTTTGTTACAACCTTCAATCATCTTGTTAGTTTCTTCAGGTTTTGCAAACTTTAATTGTACAACATTAGAAACATCATGAGCATTCTTACGAGTCCATGATTTATCCTTAGATGAAAAGACTACAAAGTCGTATCCATTCTTGGCCATCCATTTAGTTTGCTCAACAGTAAATTTAGTGACGCCACATCCTTCGATGCCACGTCCCATGATGATTGCTATCTTCATTCTTCTTCGCTCCATTCTCCGGTTTTATTTCTTTCATGGGCTGCGTCCTCTCCATACGCTTCATCGGCATGAGCTTCACATAGAGTTCGGTGCCATCCCTGATGATAAGTTCGACCAGGAGAACCGCACTTTTCACACGTGCGATAACTCATACTTTCAGCAAAGGAAATGTAATTATAATGCTCGGGAGTTGCTGATTGAACATAGAATCGAAGACCACCAAACTTTTCTTTAATCTGAGAAGCAATTGGAACTAGTTCTTTTTCTTCTTCCATTTTTTGCTTTGCTTCGTCAAGATCTTCTTGCGTTATTGTTCTTGTTCCATAAAGAATACCGCCAACACCCACTTCTGCACGATAGTCATATCGTTCTTTGGCTTGATTGTATTTGTTAGTCAACAAACCACAGAGAGTATCAATGATAGTAAACCACCCATCACCGCAATCAAATCCCCAGCACATAGCTGTTTGAGTCATTGGCGCATTTCGATCTTTAAAGATCAGAGGGTACTTTGCACACAATAGTTCATCAAGTTCTTGTTTCATTTCAAAATAATCCTTAAATTAAGATTGGATCCACTCACAATGTATTCCGGCTTCTTTAAACATATCCCACGTTAACTCAAATGCTTCTGTCCAAATTGCTGGTACCGCATCATCTGTATATATGAAAACTTTTTTAATACCAACTTGGATGATACCCTTAGCACATTCAGAGCATACTGGAAGACCGTATACGTACAACGATGCACCATCTAGCGATACGCCATTAAATGTAGCATTATAGATGACGTTCATTTCTGCATGAACTACTAACTTATATTTTGTAGGACGATCGCTATAACGATCAGCCGAGTCTAGTATTCCACGAGGAAAGCCATTATATCCTTGAGCAAGAATCTGACCTTTAGAACCTACTGCAACTGCGCCAATCTTTCTACTTGGATCTTTACTCCAAGTAGAAATTTCTTTAGCTAGCGATAGATAACGACTTTGCCAATTCTTGCCGTTTATCATATTCTTCCTTAGTGATACTCAATTCGCGAGTCTTAATATAGTTATCAACGAGATAGAACTGTCGTTCATAGACGTGAAGTGATCCTGCATTCCAAATAATCTCGCCTCGGTCATAAAACTTTCCGCGGTAGCGAAGTTCTTGCGTTACTTGTTCTAGAACATAAACTTGCCAAGCATAATCATTGCGATAACCGGCCCAAGCATCATTACTTCGCATATCAACTACTGCATGAATCCTATTATCGCGAATTAGATATTGCACAGTGTTAGTGCACATAAAGTCTGAACGACCATTCTTATTATGATCACCCCACATAGTAGGACGTGTGTAAATCATAATAGCACGACGAGAATCTGGACGATCTTCAAGTTCAGTTACTACATGAAGAAACTGATTATTGTTTTCATGTGAATAGATACACCATCCATAGTTTGAATTGATGTAACCTTCTTTGTCTGCCACTTGTTTCCAAATCGCCGGAGGTCCACCAGGAATATCATTTACATTCAATGACATAGACTTATACCAGTCTAGTTCTCGCTCAATGTAGTCTTCATTTACTGCACCAAAGATAAGAGGCGAGTTAGCCCAGAAGCTAGCGCCTACAATTTCAATAGTCTTTACACCAGACTTATCAGTTACAAACTTATTTGATCGATAAAGTTTTGCAAATTCCTGACGAATTTCATGTACAGTTTGTTTGTGAGTAAACATCATTCTATAAACCTTCCCTTTGGAATATACTCACCAATCTTATCAATGTCATTGATGACATATGATTCCTTAGGCATTTCACGGAATTTGCTAGGATACAATTGCGTAGTTGGATGAGTTTCCTTACTTACACGACGATTGAAGATATCCTTACCCATTTCTTGACCATTAATATCGCCACGCATATATGCAACAAGGAATGATGCATAGTTAATCATGTCAATTGCAGAATCTTCAACCGATTCAAAGTTGACGTTACCGCCTGCTTCCATAGTTTCCAATACAGAATACATACGAAGCATCTTACCATTAATGGTATCCAGAATAGTATATACGCCACGTGGATAGTGATCGGCTTGGCGTACTCGGCTCAAAGGATTCTGATAATCCTGACCTTTACGTTCTTGAAGTGCAGCAGCTTCCAATAGAATGTTTGCTGATTCACGAGTAAATTGTTTACCTTCTTTCATATCATTCCTCAAAATTTATTAATTGCATAAGGCGAATTCACATCAAAGTGACGTGATTGTGATAGAGATCTCATTTCTTTTGCAAGAGAAACATCATCAATTTCTCGCACTAAGTTCATCTTATTCACTGGCCAACCGGCCATAAGTCTACCATCACGCGTTTCAAATATTGTGTACTGTCTATCAGTACATTCCCAAATTTTAACAACATCAGTCTCATCATATTCAACAAAGAATAAGCGTGTAACCTTCACACACTTTTCTACTTGATTTGCATGCATTGTGTTAACGGTAAACATATTACGATAAATGTCTCGTCGCTGAGTCTTAACTTCAGATTCATCACCGCTTTCATTGAGCGTCATGTCACCATTAGGATCCCACCAATTGTCGTTACGAGTAGCGTTTAAAGCTTGCGCTGCTATTCGTTCTCCAAGATCACCTAACTTTGATTTTTTGCTAGTGTGTTTCATATTAGGCTTTCAGAGTAAATGCTTTCAAAATTTCATTAGCCTGAGTAGTATCTTCAACGTTATCTTTCAGTTCAAGCATTCCTACCACGAGTTCTGACTTATGCATTGCAATTAATTCTAAAGCATAGTCAATATCGTCAGTGTCTGCTTGATCCATCCAGTCGTCAAAGACTTCTGAAGTAATATTCAGAAGGAAGTTGAGGTTACCACGATCATGATCATTCATACAATTCTCCAATGTTGTAGTAGTATTATATCAAATAGACGAATATTTGTACAGGGTTTTACGAATATTCTTGCCTTATAGAGCATTCTTATAGGCAAATTCTATGGCTCGAGAAGCCTCTACGTTAAGTGGTCGCTTGGCGTATCTATTTGCGGTATCACGATCGAGCTGTCTCACAAGATCTACAATCTCATACTCAGTGATAGGATACTTATTCTTAATAGCATTGCAAGCAATTGATGTCATAATCTTATAAATCATCGAGTAACGACCAGAACCATCTACTCCTGATATTTGCTTATACTCACTTACAAGTTTACGATTCACGAATGGACAATCGCCATATGACTTCCATTCATAAGTTCTCTTGTTACTCTGAAGCTGTTGCTGACGATGAGCTATGACTTCCTTTTGAATCTCAACAGGAAGCCTGTCAATAAAACTACTAGAAGAAGAGTTGTCATTGTATTCATGCTTTCTTAGAAGATCATCAACGTTAAGATACCCATCTGCGCGATGAGTAAAAATAAAATTGTAAGCATTAGGGTATTGCGCTGGGACGTAATACATCCTAGACAAATCTTTAGTCTGTCTATCTCCCACCATGCCAAATTCTGTGTTGAGTGCAAACCAAAAGTGTCGAATTTCTTCTCCCCTAACAGCTCTTGTAAGTGGGAACACCAAGCGGAACTTCGGCGCACTACGACTACTGCTAGCAGTTGAATAACAAATAAAATAGATATTAGGGTAAAGCCTAGCCAATTCATCTTCAAGATCTCCATCATATGTTGTGCTGTCTACATCTAGTGCGGCCCAATTTGCCCACTCGATTACGTTAACGTTTGCTCTAGTTGTATCAGATTTATAAATCGCTGGAGAAATTAGAGGCGATGCTTTGTTAGTAAACTCACCGCGCTTAGCTTTATATCCAGGAAGAGTAGACAGATGATACAACGACTTCTCGAATTTCTCGAAAGAATCGAAGTCAACTCGTGTATCTGTCTTGTTATCAAAGATAGACTTAAAGACGGTGAGGCTATACATTAAAATACCTTTGCCAATAATCCTACGTTATCTGCATGAGTTGGTGCAATCCAACCTTCTGGTTTAATTAGATCTGGAAGACCTAGTGGATTAGGACGAGAAGGTTTAATGCCAATTTCCTTTGCCATGTTTGCGTCTAATACACGATTCCATGCTTCAAGAGAATCAACTTGATATGCATCAAGAGTTCCAATGGCAACCACGCAAAGATCGATCAATGCATCAACTACGTCATCTGCATTAGTTGCACCTTTCATTTCATCAAGTTCTTCTTGTAAGAACTTAATTCGAAATTCCAAAAACTTTTCAAGTTTTTCTTTATCAAAAGTTTCAATCACATCACGTACACCATATTTACTGTGCATACGTTCCATATCCCAAACCCAATTATTACTCATAACATATCTCCAAAATTAAATTATAACACACTTATGATTAAAAGTTAAATCCATCTCCAGCTTGTTTCATCTTTTGCCCAAAGGAAGTCTTATCAAAAGATGATTCATTATTTTGTCCAGAATCTGCAATGTTCTTTTGTGCAGTATCTTCAACATCATAGAGTTTCATCCTAGAACGGTCAACGCCAATGACGAAACGCTTATAATAAGAAGGATCATTGTAGCGATTCTTAAGTTGTTTAACCATGATCTGGTTAAGATTTTCAAGCTCTTCAGTTGAAATAAGGGCGAACATAAAATCGACAGTAGCAGGCAAGCCAAAAGACTCGGATGTATCAGTAAGGTCTACGTCGGTATTATCATATCCACCTCGAGTTGTTTGTGTTGCTGAAAGAACCGGAACATTATACTCTACGCCAAGACCACGAAGTTCTTCAGCGATAGACTTAACATATGTATAGGAATTAACACCTGAGCCATGTTTGATTCGAGATGATGCACAGATGTTTAGATAATCGATAACAATAAGATCTGGCTTGAAGTTACGCTTCATCTTAAGTTCTTCAAGCAAAGCTTTAAAGTGTCCTGCATGAGCTGATGCAGTTGGGTATTCTTTAACGATTAGTTTACCAGCAGTCTTCTTGATTAACTTACCAACTCGAGATTCATAAGCATCCTTATCAACTTTGCCAAGTTCATCCATCGTCATGTTAAGAAGGTTTGCATCAATACGTTCCGCAATTCTTTCCTCAGCCATTTCCAATGTGATATACAAAACATTTTTACCTTGCATCAAGGATGATGCTGCGTAATGACACATGAATAATGACTTACCAACACCAGTTCCTGCAAGAATTACATTAAGAGTTTTCCTAGATAAACCACCCTTTGTAATCTTATTAAGTAAGTCTAGATCGAATTCTAGCTTTTCCTCTTGGCGATGATAGAAGTCATAGCGTTCTGCGAAGTCTTCGAGATAATCATGGCCAATAGCATTATCAAAGGATACTGCAAGGGCGTCTGAAAGCAATGAGGGGATTGCGTCTTGAGTTCTGTTTTTATCTTTTCCGTCAATGATCTCAATAGAACTAATGATAGCATTGTAAACAGCACGATCTTTGCAAAACTTTTCAGTGTGCTTATAAAGCCAATCATTGTTGTCTGTTTTATATGTGAGTTCATTGATATAAGACTCTATTTGATTCAATTGCTCATGACGAAGATCCTTACGATTTCCAAGTTGAATTGCAAGGATCTCAAGCGATGCTGGTTTGTTATACTCAGTAAAGAACGTTATAAGTTCTTGAGCTATCACATTTTCAAAGTGATCAGAAAAATATTCTGTTTTTAGAAATGGTACAGTCTTTCGACAAAATTCCTCATTGTGAATTAGATTCGAAAGGATGGTCTGTTCTATTCTCTTTGTCATCAATAAATCCTAGTTTATCACGTTCAAGTCCATAATGTAGTAATTCTACCACAAAGTCACCGAGTTCTTTTTCAAAAGCTTCTTTATTATATCCATAACATTCTTTTGGAACATCGTGAACATAATACTCGAATCCAACTATAAGTTTATCATGCTCGGTGTCTTCTTTAAAGCTAACATTAGTGTATGTAAAAACGATGTTAGCAAACTCGCCAGTTTCAAAACACAAAGCGTGCTGGTCACCATCGTGTCCAGGTCTTCCAAGAACTTTATGCGGCCGCAGCGGTGTCGTCTTCATATGATTGCATTTCCTCTATGATCTCTTCATCATGAATAATATCGCCGTGAGCGATTGCATACTTATTTTGTACGTATTCGTTGAATGACTTTGACGTTACAATAGACATCCAAAAGTCTTTAGTATCAGTATCTTTAACACGATACTTCTTATCTGAGATCTCGCCAGTTTCTTTATCTACTTTCGAATACCAACCATTGCTAGGCTTGATAACATGTCCGGATTCGAGAGCAATATCAAGTAAGCCAGACCATTTGCTAATACCACCATCAAAAGAAACAGTGACAGGGATTTTAGATTTCTCTTTAACATATCTAGATTTTTCCACATTGATGATAAAATTATATCCAACAATCTCAGTTCCTTCTTTTTCTTGTTGTCGACCGATAATGAAAATATTATCAGCAGAATAGTACGAGCCGGTGCCACCACCAATAATTGCTTTAGGGAACATACCAATTTCCATGTATGTGTGATTCACTACAATCATTGGTATGTCTTTTAAATTCAAGTGAGGTGTAACCATACGGAACAAACTCTTTACTTGTTTTGCTCTGGACATATCAGCAACTGATTTGCCATCAAGTGCATCATCAACTTCTTTCTTGGATGCAAGATTGCCAATGGAATCAATCACAATAATTAAATGTTCACCACGCTCAAGAGCAGTCAGTTGTTGCATTATGTCGAACTTGAGTTGTTCAATATCTGTAAGAGGAGTATGGAGCACCCTGTCTGTGTCAATACCAAAGCTATCGAAATAAGACTGCGGAGTACCAAACTCCGAATCGTAAAAGAGAAGTGCTGCATCTGGATACTTATCTAAATATGATCTTGCCATAAGCAAGCTGAACGCTGTTTTGAAATGTTTAGAAGGACCTGCCCACATTGTAAGGCCTGGAGTAAGTCCACCATCTAGTCTTCCACTTAACGCAATGTTTATCGCTGGGATAGAAGTAGAAATCATGTCCTTCTTAGTGAAGAACTTAGACTGCGAAAGAATTGCTGATTCTTTAATCGTACTATTCTTTTTAATTTTATCTAATATGCTCATTATTTCTCCTATGTGTAATGCAGGTATGTTGATAGAATATATTTGTCATTGCTAATTGGCTTTCTTCCTTTATGAGGATACATCCACATAGGCGGGAATACCACCATTCTACCACACTTTGGTTTTACAAGACAATCTATTTCGAATTCTGTTTCTCCTCCTTTTTCAACATCATTCAGATAAGCAAACATTACCAGATATCTTGATGCTGATGGTCTATCACCTACATCTACATGCCAACCAAATTGATCATAGTCATTATTGAAATATCTTTTTAGTCTTGCGTCTTCAAATGCAAACTTAGGAGGAAAGAATTCTGTGCCAGTTACTTGTTTATAATGTTCGTAAACGTTTTTCATTCTTGCATAATAGTCTTCAATAAATTCTTTGAATGACTCTTCAGCAGTAATGTTAACTTCTACAAATGATCTATAATCTTTTTCCCAGCTATATTTTGATTCTCGTCGAGAATTAAATTCATTTTGTTTTTCATTAAAGATGTCAATCATCTTCTTACATGTATCTGGTTCTAATACATCATCATACACTCTAACGTAATGACTTAGGCTTTGTGTGTTCATGCGAAGAAATCCTCTAGTGTTGCTTCTTCTTCTGCCTTCCAACCAATAGCATTCAGAATAATCTTAGCTGGGTCGAGGAATGATTTTTCAAACTGTGTGTCATTATCAATATAACGATGCAAGCCAAATTCAGCTGGAAGGACTTGTGTGAATGCAATAACATCTTCGCGAATAGGATTCTTTGGATCAAGATATATGTACTTAATCTTCTCACCTTCTTTGATCATTTCATATGTATTTTCAAGACCGTGTTGCTTTAGCAAGTGATTATACAGCAGTGCTGCACGGGAATTCATCGGAGTTCCCTTCCTGTAGATTATTTTGGGATCCGAATATTGCTTGAGAGAGGATACACTGCGTGGGAAGGCTTTCTCTTCGACGGGTAAACTGTCAAAGGTATTCCTAAAGTCTCGTATAAACGATTGAGTTTCAAGCTCAGTACCATTAATGAGAATCTTGAAGAGTTTCTCCATAGCTTCTCTACACGGCGCTGGAGTAGACGATTTGATCGCCTCGATCCCCATGATTTTAAGTTTCGGTTTAGAATATCTAACTCCTTCATTGTCCCATACATTAAGTATGTATCTTTTCTTAGCAGTCCAGATTCCACGATCTGCAATGCTTTCACGCTTCATTCCGATTCTGTGTTTGAATACATTGAGGTTTGTGCCGAGCTGGTGGAATGCGGTGTCGAAGACGTCCGTCTCGATCTTCTTACAGACCTTGTCGAGGAAGTCAACTTTCTTTGCTGTGGTTGCGTCGGGGACGACTGCATCAACCAAGTTTGAGAAGTTTGCATAAATTGAGTCAGTATCGATTGCGATAACATAGTCTTTATTACCTTTTAGTGCTTTATTGAGATACTCATTAATATATTTCTCGCCCCACTTGATAATCAATTGACCAGTCAGGGTAATACCTTCTGCAATCTCCATCGTGAAGTAACGGAAGTACTTGTTGCCAAGTGCACCATAAAGCGAGTTAAGAAGAATCTTAATTGCTAGTTGTTGATTTTCGTAATGATTGATGTCACGTTCGATTCTATAGATCTCAGCCTTGTTACTCTTATCAGCTAGTTCAAGTTCTTGTTTAGCGACAAGCATCTTCTTCTTGATTGCAGAACGTTCATCATACATTTCTTCAATGATCTTTGGCATGAAGCCTTGCTTTTGCTTTGAGAAGAATTGACCAGTTGCAGCCATACACTTGTCACTGTTATTAGTCAAACCAACAAGACATTTATCTACTGTAACACTAGGTTGAATATCACCTTTCAGGATTGTCTCAGGACTCATGTTCCATTGAACAATGATGTTAGGATATAGTGAGTTAACGTCAAAAGAACATACCCAGTCGTGAATGCCACACTGAGGTTCCTTAACATATCCACCATCATACTCTCGCTTAAAACTATTATTGTTTGGAGGCACAATAATATTCTGCGCCATAAGAGTTCTGTGAATAAGAGAATCCCATATCGCAACAGTGCCCATCGTATCAGAATAGTTTACTCCAGCTTTATAAGCCATAGTTAGAGTAAGTGTAATCATAGCGATCTTATCTTCCATTCGGTCGACAAGGTCTACGTCTTTAATGTTATAGTCAATAAACTTTTGGTGATCCGTTTGGTACAGAGTATGCAGTGTTCCATCGTAAGCAAGTTTGCGTTCACCGAGTACTACATATGCAATGTGATCAAGACGATATGATTCTTGCGGACCAAAAGAATAACCAAACTTCATGAATAGATCCATGTAGTCAAGTTGTGCAATGCCAATCAAATCATAAATCTGAACTTGGCCTTTACGCATTGTGACCATACGTTCTTCAACTAATCCCCAAGGTGAAAGCTTCTTCACATCATCTTCACCAAGCATACGATTGATTCGGTTTACAAGATATGGAATATCAAATGTACGAATGTTCCATCCAGTAATTGCATCAGGGCAAGTGAATTCATCATGCCAAAATGCAATGAACTGCTTCAACAGATCTTGTTCATCCTTGCATTTAGTATATCGAACCTGAGAAGTTTTCATGATAGTCTTCTCAACATCGTAATCGCCTAGTGCCCACACAAAGTATGTGTCAAGGATACTATCCTTAATTGCAATAGAGATTACTGGATGCAGTGCTTCGTGTGGTTGAGGGAATCCTTGATCAGAAGCAACCTCAATATCGATTGTATGAACACGAATCTTGTTGCGTTCAAACTTAATTTCATTTGGAAATTCTTGTGCGATAAATTGCGCAATATAGTTTGCATTACCATAGACATTAAAGTTCTCAACGTCTGAGTATCTTTCTACAAACTCCTTTGCTTCGCGCATAGAGTCGAACTCGATAGAATCAACATTAACTCCATCGAGCGATGTGAACTTAGAGTTGCCTTTACCTTTCACATAGAGTGTAGGCTTAAAAGCAATCTTTTTCTTGATGCGACGACCGTCTTGATATCCACGATATAAGAGGTTGTTGCCATAACGATTGACAGATGTGTAGAATCGCATAATAAAATTGAAAATGGGATATAGTAATTATATCCCATTTATGATTAAAAGTACAATATTTTATATATTTTTATACTTTTCAGCCTTTGATTTCTTGATCGATTCTACAACTTCTTGTGTCATTTCAATCCAGAACAAGATAGCATTCTTAAAGAGATTCAGTAATTTCATTTTTACGCTCCTCGGTTAGGAGTTGTTTTTTACCGCCCTCTTTAACAGCGATCTTCTTAGGCTTCTTGTATTCAGGAATAATACGCTCAAGGAATACCTTTAGCATACCATTAAACAACTCTGCATCTTTAATTTCAATCTGATCTTCAAGAGCGAAGGTACGAGTGAAGTTGCGAGCTGCGATGCCTTTGAATAGATAATTGGTATCATCTTCTTCAGCATTCTTAACATTACCCTTAACAATAAGTTGACCACCTTGAATTTCAATGTCAATGTCTTGCTGAGCAAAACCTGCTACAGCAATTTCAATAGTGTATTGATTATCACCGATCTTCTTAATATTATAAGGAGGATAGTTAGGAATAGATTTAGTTATATCATCGTGAATCTTGGCTAGTCGATTGAACTGATCGTCAAATCCTACGTAGAATTTATCGAAGTCTTTAAAGACATCACGGCCAAATACATCTTTAATGTATGTCATAGTTAACTCCTTATTTCTTAGCGTAAGCTTTTTTAGCGTCAAAAGTATATGCAGCAAGACCAAGAGTTGTAAAAAACTTAGATGCTTCTGCAGCTACAGCTTTAGCGTAATCGCTTTGTGCTTGAATAAAGGTGTTGAAGGGTTTTGCCAGTTCTTCATTCGTGACGAATGTTTTGACGAACTGAGTTTTGGCGTTTTGAAATGTATCAATAGCCGTGTTAATGTTTTGCAACATAGTTTGCTCCTATTAAGCGAGTAAAATAAAAATGACACCCCAAAGGCATGCCGGTTAAATCCTGCTTACTGGTTACAGGGGCAGCTTATCGTACTGCCAGCCTTAACGCTCCTAAGGTAGAAGAGTTCCTACGTTCCCATCCCGAGGGATAAAACTATTTATATTAGTTTACGGCTTCTGCTTGAACTTTTTCTGCAGGTGCTACTACAGATGCTGCAGCAGCCTTAGCTTCTGCTTCGGCCTTCATCTTAGCTTCTAGAGCTGGAAGTTGAGGTTGAGCTTGTTCTTGGATTTTGGTAATAAGGCTTGCCACTATGTCAAATGGCTGCTTGCCTAAAGAACCAAGAATTGTGTTAGCTTCATCAAGTGTCAATTCAAATTTTAACATTTATTTCTCCATTACTTAGTTTTTTTGTTGCCAATATTATATTTGGCGGTTAGTGTCCAATCGGTCTTTTCCTTAAAGGATACAACCTTGATTTGAGACAAAGAAACTCGCTGTTCCGCTTTAGTCGGTACAACGATTTTTAACAATCCCCAGTCTGATAAAAGACCGGTGATAGTATTCCTACGCTCTATATCTCCACTTGTAAGGTTTGCTTCTTTACCATCAAGCGCAAACAATTCTTTAAAGTGAACGATAAAATATCTACCTTGCTTATGCAAAATGTGGCAAGATTGATACAGTGTTTTATCTTTACGGGAAGCCACTCCGATACGAGTGAGTGTTTCACGAACCTTTAGAAAGTTATCAGGTTCAGGCAAAATCACCTCAAGCATTGAATCAGGAGTCCAATCGTAATATATTAATTCTACAGTCATTTTCACTACCTCTTATATTTATTGTCATAATATTTGAATTAGACTGTAATATTTATACGCTTATCTACCTCCGGTTTTGTACTTTTCCTTAAGAGTTTTAACTTGTTCTTCAGTAAGTAACTCTAAAGCTCTAGCAGCTTTTTCAGAGGAGTAACCATACTCTTTCATAACAATTTTAATTTCATCAGTAGCTTGATCTTTTTTATGCCACTTTGAAAAGCGTTTCTTTTTCGTTATACCAATTCTATAAAAATCAAATTGCCAGTTTTTATTGATAGAAGAATACGAGTTCATTTCGTTCGCAAACATAACAGTGTCTGCAAAGTAAGATAACCCGCGATTAACCATGAATGGAATGTAATCCTTTTCATTCTGAGGATCTTCCTTCATTAGGTCAACCTTAGTGTCGTTTATAGCATTTAGAAAATCAAAGAATGATGTTGTCATTTGCTTAATTTCAAAAGATCTTGTGGCGATGCTGCAAAGATTTTATCTGGAAACTTTTCCACTAGCATTTTTTCTATAACCTCATGATCTTTACCGTGAGCAAGATATTGAAGAGTATCTCTTTCGTAAATAAAAATCATATCATCTTTTATATCTACAATGATTTGTACTCGACTAAAGTCTTTCTCTTCTTCTTCTTCTTCATATGAAACGTTTTTTCTTAGCCAAAGATATGCGCGCAACTCTCGGCAATTCCAGCCTAGCCAGAAGAAGAAACCATATGTTAAAAAATCTAGAAAAATTGGGTCCATTACTTAAACTTCAGTTGGGCCATACATTCAGTGAGTGCAGCCATCGTATTAATTTCACGATCTGCAACGAACGCCGCCTTATATTGATATTCAGCGAGTATCAAAACGAGTTGAGGAATAGAAGACTGCTCGAGATAATCAACAGCTTTATCATAGAGTTTGCGGAAAAGTTCAGTGGATTCAATATCACTATATCTTCCTACCCACTTACGCACTTCAGTGAAGTTCTTAGCTTTAAGATTCTTAACAAGTTCTATGTAAGATTCATCACCTAGATTAACGAGAAGACCCGAATCAATAACACCACTCACAGAATATCGCTGCAGTTCATTTAAGATTCTACGATAGTCTGGAAAGTATTTAGTGATTAGTTCAGCTACAACCTTTGAGTCTGATTCAACACCTTCGGTTTGAAGGATAGTCTTAACACGCTTAAAGAAGTCGCCAGCG